AACCAAACAGAGGGCTGGCCTTTGTAATCAAATGCTGTGGTCATTGCGTTCCTTGAGCTTGGCTTCAATTGCGTTATAAAAAACACCCCAGCCATAGTTCTGCCATTGGTCATATGCCTGTTGTTGTTCCTCATCCGTCAGCCCCACCCATGTACGCTGTGACTTTAAATAATCATACATTGCCATCATTGCGTTTGCAAACCAAGCCAGCATTAGTGCCTCATCAATATCCTCAAGCTGCCAGTTTGCCTTTTCTTTTGTATGAATGAAAAACTTTGCCCACGCTTGTGCGTCTGGATTGCTATGAATTTTCATGTCGTAATCACTCATGCTTCACCTCTGGCTCTGATTGCACCAGCTTTGCCATCTCAATGATTTCATCTTGTGTCATTTTTTCATACCTTTAATGTAGATGGCAATGCTGCTGAGTGTGTCCTTGCCAAATGCGTTAACAAAGTCGTGTTCAATTCTACTTGCCACTAAATCTAAGCCAGCATTCCATCCAGCAACATACTGGTCATCTTTCATATTGGCTTGCACTGCCCTCTGCCTAGCTGAACTCTCTTGTTCCCACTCGTTAAATTCCATCTGGTTTCCTTTTGATGGATGGCTTGAACTTGCCAGCCTTGCGAAAGATAGTCCTCAGACTGTTGTAGTTGACACCGAATCTATTGGCAATGTCCAACTTGCTAAAGCCTTGGTCAAACAGAGTGAATGCTCTGCGCTCATCAATCTGGATTGGCTTACGTCCTGATCCTTTTCTAGATCCACCTTTCATTGCATTCCCATGGGATCTTCATCACCCATTGCATCTTTGATTCGTTTAAGTTCTCTTGCCATCATCACCATCAACTGGCTGTTGGCGTGAAAGGATTCAGCCATTTGCTCAAACTGGTGTTCAAGGTGGCTGATCCGTTGCTCCAAAGTTTCTTCATTCATGGCAAAAGCTCCATTGCTGTGACCTCAATACGAGGTGATCCATATACCTTAATACTGTGCAACTCGCACACCTGGCTGTCGTCCACCCACAAGATGCCATTGCCAGCATCCATGACGGCCTTGATGTAGTTATCAATATCTGGTTTATTTACTGGTCTGAGATCCCCAGACTCAGCTTGCTGGCGCTTGGCCTTTGACCAGCTGACAGGGATTGTTTTGTAGACCCGCACAGACAAGGCTATAGGCGTGTCCAAAGGATCTTGGCTACCCATGGCTTGCCTCGCTGATTTGGCTATCTCCTGCTCCCAATCCACTGTCTTCTTGGGCGTGTATGTCTTTACGAATCCCTTCTGCCTTGCGAATCTTGGTCTGCCTTTCGCCACAGGCTCTCCACATACGACAAAATTCACCATGAAAGTCATTGAGATCCCCTGTAATTTGTAATGCTCGGTCAACCAGACTGGATGGCATGGCTTCACCTTCCCTTACGCAGTCCAACACCCTATCTGCATCTTGGCGAGTCATCGCACTGCCCTCAAAGGCTTGATGAATGGAAGATCTGTGGGCTTTTCAGGGGGTGGTGGTGACATTTCCAAACTGGGCGGTGTCCAACCATGCTTACGCCATGTGGCTTGGACATCAGCACCACGCTGGTACTTAAAGTTGTCAGCAGTCACACGAATGCTGGGCATGATGATCTTTGTACCTTTTGGCGGTTCCCATTTATTCATTGCCACTCCTCAGAAATGATTGCAGTCTGTTGTCAGCACTGGAGTACTGGCGACCCAAGTTATCAATGATCAGATCGTCAACAATTGCTGCCATGGATCTGCGTTGTGCCAGCGCCGCATTGCGAAGAATCTCTTTGCTGGCTGGACGGACTCGCACCATAAGTGGAGTGACTTCAATTTTTGGATTGATTGTATGTTTCATGCTTGCAAGTATATTGCAAAATGTAATCATGTGATTAGGGAAAGCACCTAGAAACTCAGCATTTATTGGTGTTGTATACTGCTATCACTTTGCAATCATGCAAGGCAAACAACCTACCTACTAAGGAGAGTTCAATGGAGTTCGGTACATACTGGAAAAAGCTTGTACGCAAAAAAGATCCCAAAACCAGCAAAGACGCAGCCAAGTCGGTGGACACCACCAACATGGAGCAAGTTGTTTATGGGGTGATTGCTGATTATCCCAATGGTTGCATTCAAGATGAGGTACTAGCTCAACTATCGAGCTACCCCTACTCTACAGTGACCGCTCGGTTCCGTGCCTTGCTTGACAAGGGATACATCGTTGACACTGGGTTGACCCGCCCTGGTAAGTCAGGAAGAAATCAGCGGGTTCTTATGATCGTGGAGAGTAAAGATGCCTAAATTAACCTCGGACACCATGCTGTCCTGTTCGCAACTGCCCAGCCTGTTTGGTGTCAGTCCCTACTCCAGCCCCAATGATGTGCTGATGTTCTGCATGAAATCAATTTTGGGTGAGGATGCCAGAACCCAAGCTGGTGAAGCGGCAGACTGGGGTAACGCTTTAGAGCCAGCCATCATTGCCGAGATGGCAAAGCGCCTCGGCATCGACCGCTATGTGATGCCAGACAAGGCATTCCAACATCCTAACCTTGCGCTTGCCGCCAGTGCTGATGCCATTGCCTACATTGACAAGCCCATGGTCATCAACCATGACCCCAGCAAAGGCATCTATGTGGTAGATGGAGATAGCATTGAGTTGACTGGCAATGGTGTGCTGGAGTCTAAGCTTACCCGTGGTCATGCAGAGGAAGTCTTGCCACTCTATCGTGGGCCAATCCAAGTCCAAGGTGTGATGATGTGTACTACTCTGCACTGGGCAGCAATTGGTTGTCTGTATTCAGGTGTTGAACTGCGTATCTTCTTGTTCAAACCTCATCCTGAAACCATGGCACAGATTGAGAACCTTGCCATCGACTTTCAAGGCAGACTCACCACTTTTGAAGAGACTGGTGAAGCTCAGTACTACCCAGCCGCTGACAGTAAAGATGCCAACCGCATCTGGCCTACAGCAAGGGAAGAGGAAGTCCAGCTTGGCATCGATGCAGAAGATCTGGTGGCTGACATTGTGCTTGCCAAGAACAAGATTGCCAGCATCCAGGAAGACATTGATATGTGGGAGAAAGATCTCAAGGTGATGATGAAAGATTACTCCAGCGCCAAGGTTGGTCACTGGTCAATCAAGTGGCCTATGCGTCACTACAAAGCCACACCAGAGAAGATCACGCCACCCAAAGAAGCTTACTCAGTCCGTCAGTCAACGCTCACCATCAAGGAATCCAAATGAAACAGATTGCATCAGCACTGGTCAAAGCCCAACGAGCCTTTGGCCCAGCATTAAAGACCAGTACAAACCCTCATTTCCGTAGTCGGTATGCAGACTTGTCTGCTTGTGTCGAAGCGGTGATCGATGCCCTAAATGAGAACGGCATCTTTTTACTGCAAAAAAATTACGACTGCAATGATGGCATCATGTGCGAGACAGTGTTTGTGCATGAGTCTGGTGAGATGCTGGAGTGCGGTATCGTCCACTTCCCTGCTGTCAAGCAAGATCCACAAGGCTATGCCAGTGCCTTGACCTATGCCCGTAGGTACAGCCTCATGTCTGCCTGTGGCATCGCTCCAGAAGATGATGATGGCAATGCTGGTAGTCGCAAGTTAGCGCCAGCGTCCAACCCTTTGGATGCCATCAAGCCACCAGCGCCAGCCGCTACCCTTCCATATACGCTGACCATACCAGGCAAAGGGTCACGCCAGTATGAGACATCAGATGCATACACCAATGGAACCATTGAATTGCGTAAAAAGGTAGAGGAATCCTCATTGACAACTCGCAACAAGATGACCAAACTGAGGGAGCTGAAAGAGGCAAATGAAGATCAGGTCAACAAGATCAACCCTGAGCATAAAGCCAAATTGCTTGGGGATTACCAACTGCGCCTGAAGCGATTGGGCGCACAGCTTGAGGAGAAAGCCGATGGATCAGACGGACTGGGAGAAGCTTGATCGGGAATACAGGGAGTATTGCAAGAGGTGTCAATCTCTTGGATATCCCCCTGTAGATTTTCACACTTGGCTACTGGGCCAAGATTAAGCCATCAAGGAATCCAAGGCGTGTTGTGTTCGGGCTACCCGATCTTCCATGCCATGGGTTCCACCATTGATCCGCTTGGTCAAGGTCGTCATATCGTTGGCATCAGCATACTGATTCAACTTATTCTTATCCCAGAACCAGCCAGCAGATAAGGCAGCAAACTTGGGACTGGACACTTGGTCTGGATCTTCTACCAGATCAACACCCAAAGCTTCACCACAAGCACGATAGTTATCCTTGCCAGTCAACTGGATCAAGCCACGACCACGGTACTTGAACCCTTCACCAGAGTCCTCGTCACCATTGCCCATGCGGTCAGCATAAACCTTGTTGGCGATCTTCTCTGGATTACGGTGATATGGCTGGGCAACATCCAAAGATGGAAACCGCTTAGGCCAGACCTTGGTCAATCCTTCTGCTGAGTAGTTGAGATTTTCTTTGAGCGCAGTGAAGCCAGCAGACTCGTGAGCGCATTGCCCCAAGAAACAAGCTTGTCTCTCAGGCGTGTTGATATCGAACCGATCAAAAGCTTCATTGATTGCATCTATCCACTCCTCTGCCTTTGCAGGCGTTAATTTCAAAGCATGGGCCAATTGTTCAGAGTTCATCAGTTTCCTTTCATGGTTTGGTAGACGGCATTGTAGGCATCGATGCAGGCGTTGAGCTGTCTGATTGCTTTGTCTCCATCGTCTGTGATGGCGATAAGAGTTTTAGCAGTCTCTCGCTCAAGTTCGGCTCCTGCTTGAACGCTATCTCTGGGGGGAGGGGTGGGATCTGTGGTGGTTTGTACGGTGCAGGCGGTGGCTTTAACAGGGATCCGCAGCCGCAAAGCACCAGAGTCAATGTCAGTATTGCGCTTTTGAATGACAGTCTTTGCATTTTGTTCAGCCTTCACCAGTTGATTTGCTTGTTGTTGCACAGCAGTAACCAGAGCTTGCTCCTTCACTCGTGCTTGTTCGTTCAGCCTGGCAATCTCCAACTGCTGGCGCTTGCTTTCATCAGATCCACCTTTCATGTATCCAGTTGTGCAAGCGCCAATCAAAGCCGCAAGAATGCCAAGCAGTACCCAAGGATTGAATAGACTCATTCCTTTGGTTCCATCTTAGGTTCATTGTCAGAGTCAGCATCAGCCTTGGCAATTGCTTTGGCGCTGGCAGACACAGCAGAACGACCAGCCACGCCACCCAGTACACCAGTAATAAACACCATGATGGTATTGATTTGCTGGGTATACACCTTGTCGATGGCAGCCATGCCTGACATGGGTTGAGTTACGAATGACACGCTGTACAAGAACATGGCAACAGAACCAAGAAGAATCATGGTCAATGAGAAGATGACGATTGCCCAGATGCGAACTTCAATCTCTTCGGCAGTCATGCGGTTGTTAGGTTTGTATCCAATGGTAGGCATCACTTTTTCTCCTGTGCTGGTTTAGTTAATTGCTCTGGACAAGTCTCTGTGGCTGAACAGATGGGTGGTTTGCATTCATCAATCTCCCAGTTCTTAGGGTCTTGGCAAGGGTATCTGAATCTATCTTCACAAGCAGACAACAGAAACAATGCCATCAAGCAAACTATTTTCATTTCTCTTTCTCCCTTTCCTTCTGTTCAACTTGCCGTCTTAACTTCTCAACCTTTTCCATTTGAGCCTTGGTTTCATTCTTTGCTTCCAGTATGTCAAGATAAAGAAACCCCATTAGTGGCAACAACAAAGCAACCAACACACAAGCAGCAATCCAGCCCATTATTTCTTCCCCAATTGGCTTACGAACAGGAGCCACATCCAAACGTACAGGAGGAATATAGAAGTCACTACTAGGTATCCTAGTTTTAGCTGGAAGTTTCTTTCCTCTTCCTTGCGTTGCCATGCTTCTTGCCTTTTGATTGCTTCTTGTTTTAGCCTTGCTTGTGTTTGCTCCTCTTGAATGATCTCCCTCATGTTGAACACTTCAGAGTACAGCGCCCCCATTTCAGGTGGTGACTGGTACACCATGCATTCACGAATCTGAACCACCAACTCAGCCATCTGCTGCTGTGCCATCACACGTTTTAGTGCCGCCTCCATGTGATTCTGATCTGGGTCATAGACAGTTCTGGACTTCTCTTCTTCTTCTCTTATGTGTGCTTCAAGTTGTTCTTGTATCTTGAAGAACTCAGTAAGTTGTTTGACAATGTTGACCTTGACTTGAGTCTCATCAACGGCAACGAACTTCTCCTTCTTTTTCGCCACAGGCTTTGGCGTGGAAGATGACTTGGCTGGCTTATTCTTAAGCTTAAAAAAGTTACTAAGTTTATTCCAAAAGCCAGTAACTTCTGTATATATCCCAGCGACTTCATCAACAGTTGCCTTGACTTCCATGAAGGAAGTCTTGACTTGTTTATAAAGCTCACATCCTTCTTTAATTGCTGCCACACAAGCATTGGCAGCGAATAGCAAGGATATAGGATCCACATCGTTACAACCCTAAAAGCTTCTTAACAAATTCACCAGCAACGCCTGGGCCAAACAGCACACACAGCATGACGGCATACAGCAAGTACTCAATCTTGGTCATGCGCCTATCGCCTTCACGCAAAGAGTTTTGAATTGCTTCATATCTCTGAGCGCAGATGGCTTCATGCACAGCAAAGTTTTTTTCAAGGTCAGACATTTACATCAACCTTTACCCATGCTTGGGTTTCTTCATCCCATGTGTATGGCCCATCTTCTGTTGGCATAGGTGTCGGTGCTTCCCATAACCAAGATGTTCTATTTAACACCCAGCTATTGAAAGGCTTAGGTGCATAGAAGACATTGTTCACGCTATCGTATGTGTACCCAATGCCAGCATAGTTGCCACGCAATGGAGTGCCTTCTGGATGTTGGTTACCAATGGTGCGATAGCTGGTTTGAAACCAACTAGCTGGATCACCCAAAGCGCCAGTGGCAATAAAATCTTCTTCAGCAACAATCACCTGAGTGACGATACCGTTTTCTACTTTTGCAAAATGACTCATGTTTTCTCCTTATCGGGCGTTACTGAATTTAAATGGATTTTCGGCAAAGGCCGCATATATATATGTGCCACCATTGGTATTAAAACCACCACTGGCAATCCTCACTTTGAAGCCATTGGAAAGAATGTCATAAATTGGACTTCCTATAGCCTCTGCCGCAGAATCGTTTGCATAAAGATGGGGAATTACAACGTTGTAAGGAGCACGAGATGTGTCTATCATATTCCAGTTTGAAACCTCGCCAGCTCCTTTAATCATTATCCAGCGTGGCCTAAACCCAAGGTACACAAACGGCCCATCTGCACTTCCATTGCCTGTGTATTTACCAAATGCTGAATATCCAGCTACTGCGGCAAAGCAGTAGGCGACATCTTGGTTTGCATTTGATGGATTTGATGCACCAAGAGAAAAAACAGAAGACGTTGGAGAAGTATTATTCCAACCTAACGCAGAACTTGTTACAGCGGCGGCTGTTGTGTTTAAAACAATATATTGCGTAGCACCAAGTGACGTATGAAAAACGTGCCAAGCAGTAGTTGAATCTCTGTTTTTGGTAATAATCATGCTAGGTGCTACACCCAACCTCTTACCTGTGCTGAGATTGACCCGCTAGTGTTGGTTACTGTTGAGCCGCCAGCGTTCCATTGCCAACCGACATATGTTTCTGTGTTTGCGTTTGTTCCAAGACCTGTGCCAACACTAAATCCATTTGAATTAAATGATGTGATACGGTCTGTGTTTGATTGGTCAGCAGTTGTTTCATTTGGAAAAAGAGTGAGACCTGTTCCCCTTACTGCATCAATTAAGACATGACTTCTTGCGGCTGACCTGTCTTTTACCCAAGCCATATCAGGTTGAAAAGAACCGCCATTTACCGCATTGTTGATTGCTTGGCTTGTGCCGTTACCTGTCCACAGCGTAGCCGCCATCACAGTACGACCATCAGGAATTGCATATGTTGTTGGCATTGTTGTTCCTTATAGGTTGTATGTGTTGAGGGCTACGAAGCCGCTTGGTGGCGAAAAAGAGAATGGGCGTTGACCGAAGTTGTAAACGTTTCCTCCAAATGCTCCACCATCAGTCGGAAAATAAGGCCCACTAGTCAATCCTGTGTAAGCAGTTCCCTGACTTACCCCGTTTTTATAGAAAACA